AAACCATGCTCCCACGGTTGGTATGCTCACAAGGACCGCCCATGTTTGAAATGCAAGGGTAGTTCTTGTGAACACAATTGGGTGCCTATTAATGGCAAAAAGTGTGGTGCTTGCGCACTTCAACCAAAGGCTAAGGGACCAGAGTTCCCACCACTTAATGTCCCTGATGTAATAAAACGGGATATTGAACCTGTAAAGCCTTTAGTCGTTATTGAGGAAGCTCCAGAAGTGTCTGGCGGAGAAGTGAACTCTAATAAGTTTTCATCTCTGTCAGAAGTTCAAATTTGAGTCTAAGATTCAATTTGGCCTCAAATTTGTTTAAGGAGTATACGTTTCAACCCTGCCACTTATTATATCTTCGGGTTAACAGTGGTCCACGTCCTTACCGTGAATATGTTTGCGGGTTCCAGGGTTTTAGTTTTTGACAGCGATGTTCTCTCTCTCCTTTCTTTATACTTAGTCCATCACTTCCTTTTCCCGGTGTTGAGGGTAAGTGGAAAATGGCCCTTTTCTTTGGGGATAAGAGGCGGCAACCGCTACAATGGTATTAAAAGACCACTGGATGTTAAACCGGCTCTAAGGTGGCCTGGAAAACCACCAACCATTAGTACTGACCCTTTTTCTTTTGAAATAAAATGGCGCTGAAAATAAAATTAAAAAAATTTCTTTCACTGCCAGTTTGGGGCCTGAGGAGAGCTGGCCGAAACCTGCTGGCAGGTCGCCCCACAAGATTTGATTGCTTTCCTGTGTTGGTCTTATACCCTTTTCAAACTTACCTAAACCACTTCTCAGGGTCGTGTGCCCGTGGTGAGGTTCTATTGAGAATGTCTAACCCAGTTCTTGACAGTTTACAAATTGCTGATTTCGATTTTAACCGAATTCAGTCATCGAATTTTGCTGTTTTAACTGGCAACATTCTACCCAAATGTTGGGGAAAAATTTTGTTAGACTTCAAAATTTCAATGGATGTTTTCCTGGATTATTATATGTCCAGGTTTTTCCTCATTGAGTCAGGAATTGTGTTAAGTGCTCCCATTTGGTATTTAGGGAACACTAATTTAGACATTTCTACAATTGAAACTGTCATGAAT